CCGAATGCCTTGTCTTCCTGAGCGTCAAGGACGGAAAGCTGCACGCCGGCTTCCTGCCGCGCGACGAGAACCCCGACCAAGACAGCCCCGCCATGATCTTCGCGGCTTTCCTGAGCGAGAACTTCAAGAACCTGGCCGGGCAGGCAATTGCGCTGCACGACCAGTACAAGCAGGCCCAGAACCCGGCCATCGTCACTGACGTGCCGGTGCGGAGCATCCTGGGCCCGGACGGGAACATCGCCCGCAGCGGGGATGACGTGCAGGTGGTGGTGCCGGACGGGACGGTGCTGCAGTGAAATTGCGCCGCGTCAAGCGGAAGGCGCAGACCAAGCAAGGCATTGGCCTGCGCTGGGGCAATGAGGCGTGGCGGTTCCAGCGCCACGTTCGGAATGGCCGCCTGCTTGTCAGTTCTTCATGGGCATCAGTTGACCCATGGGATGCGCTTTATCGAATTTCCGACGTGACCAAGCAGCTGTACAAGCAAATATAGAAAGAAAACCCCCATGGCAACAGTAACCGACCGCTACAGCACCGCAGTCCACAGCCGTAACTTGTCCGTGGACGAGAAAACCCGCATGAGCGACACCGACGTGTTATCCGCCATGGCCTGGGCCGACAGGACCCTGACCGACGGGCGGGACCGCCAAGGTAACCACCACGTCGAAGCCCCGCTGGCTGTGCCCCTGCAGCGCCTGTTCAGCGGCGACAACCGGGCGGCCCACGACATCGTGCTGATTCTGGCGGACATGGCCTGGCGCCAAGCCCGGGGGATGAAGGTCAAGATGGGCCGGATCCAAGCCCACGACCTGGCCTGCCAGTGTCTGGCCTGGCACCGCAACGGGACGTGCACCAACTGCGGTGGCCACGGCTACGACAAGATCCCGGGCACCACCACCCTGAGCAGCCATGAATGCGGGGTATGCCGCGGAACCGGCAAAATCCCTTTTGAGGACGCCATTGACCCAAAGGGAACGAACATTGGCCTGCGGGAGCTGGGCCGGTGGCTGTTGAACCAGATGGAGCGCGACATGGGCAGGGCAGCGCCTTTGGCTATGGCTGCGCTGGCGGAAAGGATGGAACTGTGACCGAATTGCAAAAGTCCGGTCCGTGGATTGAACTGCCGGGAATTGATTGGCTGACCGTGCCGCCGCGCGCCCAGCCCGACAGCATTGGAGGAACTACCACAAAACCCCTTGCACTCGGCTGAAAATAGGTAATAATTCGACTGCTTAACAGATCCCGGGAGAGCCGGGAAAAACAAGAGAGCGCCGCCCTTCGCGGGACAGGTGCCTCTGAATAGAGCAGCAGGGCGGCATGCCCTGGGCTGAAAGCGCAACACAGAGAACGCGCCAGCACTGGCCACCATAGGCGGATCGGCTCCCTTGCCAGCGGGAACCCGGGCCCCCGCCGACCACAAGACGCACTATCGCCTCAGATTAAAACGGCAACTCTGGAGCCGCTTACATCGGGCATAAACGCTGGTGAAATACCCCCGGATTGAGTAACCGGGACCAATTCAACAAGGCCGCCCCGAGCAATCCTGGTGGCTTTCCTTTTTCCCAAACCCGCAACCGTCTGAAGGACTCCCGCAACGGGACACCGGAGGCAACCGCGGCCCTCGCCAGCCCAGGGAAATAGGCCGGCCACCGGATGGCCCCGGGCTCAAAAGCCCGATTCTCCCCGGGACGCCCGGGGCCAAGCCGGACACCCAAGATCACCCCCCGAACCAAAGGCCGAGCCTGAAGGCCGTCCGACCACGGGTAAATGGCCGGCAGCTTCACCCGTCTCGCGCCGGCCGGGCAATCAGGTAAGGCCGCGAAGGGCAGCGCCCCAGCGGGTTCGCCCGTAAGCCCCCATGGGGCACACCCCCAACCCAACCAAAGGAAACGCCATGCCCCCCAACAACATCGGCGGCGAAAGCCAGATGCAACCCCCTGCCCAAGCCACCGAAGGCATGGACACCGCCCCGGCAGAAGAAGCCGGCTACACCCTGTGCATCAACGTCAGCCCGGACGGCAAGCTGGCCTTCGGCGTGGAACGTGAAGGCATGGAGCCGACCTACAAGCCCGCGGAAAGCATCAAGGACGCTTTGACCATGGCCCTGGAAGCCTACAAGGCCGACGGCCAGGCAGGTGACGACGGCATGGCCGACCAGGAATTCTCGGCGGGGTACACCGACCGCATGCCGAAGTAGGTTAGCGGGCACTGATGTGGAAAAGCGGCAATCATTCTGCGCTGTTGGTGTTCCGGTCGATAGGCATGCCATACAACCGGAACGCGCAATGATCAATGCAGAGGCCGGGCGGCAGGTAAGAAAAAACCTTGAGGCCGCCTACCCCGGCTACACCCCTGAACAATCACGCGCTTATCGCGATCACGGGGAAGATGTGTGGTTTCACGAAAGCCGCATCATCCATGGGCGTGTGCTGGATTGACCATGGCGACCAGCAAGAAAAGCAAGGCGAAGGCCAAGCCGATCCGCAGCAGCAAAGAGGAAGCTGAGCACAAACGCAAGCTGTTTGTTGAGGCCTACATTGCCAACGGAGGCAACGCCACTCAGGCCGCTATTCAGGCGGGGTACAGCGAGAGGACGGCTTACTCTGCCGGCGCAAGATTGTTGAAGTCTGTTGAGGTTTCAACACAACTTGAACAACGCCGCACCGCCGTGCTATCAAAACTGGAGCTGACAACCGAGTCTGTGCTTCGTTCTCTGGCCCAGGCGGTGCACTTTGACCCGCGCAAACTGTACGACGAACATGGCAACCTGAAGCCTATCACCGAGTTGGACGACGACACCGCCATGGCCTTGTCCGGTGTTGAGGTGATGGAAGAATTCGCCGGTCGAGGCGAAAAGCGCGAACTTGTGGGCTACACCAAGAAAGTGAAGTGGCTGGACAAAAACGCGGCGCGCGACCAGGCCATGAAGCACTTGGGCATGTTCCGCGAGGACAACAACCAGCGCAACCCGCTGTCTGACCTGCCCCGGGACATGATCAAGGACTTGGTGGCCAAGCTGGGCGGGACGACGCCTTGAGCGACCTGTCCTGGGTTGACAAGCTGACCGAGAAAGAAAAAGCAGCCCTGCTGGCGCACGCCCAAGACGTGCTGGCCAAGACCCGACTGGAGGATTACCAGGCCTACCCCAAGCAGCGGGAATTCCACCGCGCCGGGGCAGACCTCAATGTCCGCGAGCGCCTGCTGATCGCCGGCAACCAGCTGGGCAAGACCTGGAGCGCCGGCTTCGAGCTGGCAATGCACCTGACTGGCCGCTACCCGAAATGGTGGGACGGCGCCTACTTTGACCACGGCATTGCAGCCTGGGCGGCCGGGGTGACCGGCGAAGTGACGCGGGATTCTGTGCAGCGCGTGCTGTGCGGCCGTATCAACGCCATCGGCACCGGGGCCATCCCGGCGGCAGCCATCAAGGACAAGGCCATGAAGCGCGGGGTGGCCGACGCCATCGACACGCTGATCATCCAGCACGGCGGCGGCGGGGACGTTCAGGCGCGGGAAAGCCTGCTGGGCTTCAAGAGCTACGACCAAGGCCGGGAGAAGTTCCAGGCCGAAACCCTCGATTACGTCTGGCTGGACGAAGAACCCCCGCTGGACATCTACACCGAGTCGCTGACCCGGACCAACGCCACGGGCGGCATTTTGGCGCTGACCTTCACGCCGCTGCAGGGCATGAGCGATGTGGTCAAGCGGTTCCTGATCGACAAGGTGGCCGGAACCCACGTCACCACGATGACGATCTACGACGCCCTGCACTACACCGCAGAGCAGCGCGAGGCCATCATCGCCAGCTACCCGGCCCACGAACGTGACGCCCGCTCCAAGGGCATCCCGACGCTGGGCTCTGGCCGGATCTTCCCAGTGGCCGAGGAAGTGCTGAAAGAACGGTCGTTTGGCCTGCCTGCCCACTGGCCGCGCATCTGCGGCATGGACTTCGGCTGGGACCACCCAACCGCTGCAGCTTGGCTGGCCTGGGACCGCGACACCGACACTGTGCACGTCTATGACGCCTATCGGGTGCGCGAGGCAACCCCGCTGGTGCATGCCGCGGCGATTCGGGCCAAAGGCGCATGGATACCGGTGGCCTGGCCGCATGACGGCCTGCAGCATGACAAGGGCTCAGGCGAGCAACTGGCCGAGCAGTACAAGAACCACGGGCTGCGGATGATCAAGGACCGCGCCACGTTTGAGGACGGAAGTAACGGCGTCGAGGCCGGGCTGATGGACATGCTGGACCGCATGCAGACAGGCCGCCTCAAGGTAGCCGCCCACCTCCAGGACTGGTGGGAGGAATTCAGGCTTTACCACCGCAAGGACGGCAAGGTCGTGAAAGAGAACGACGACCTCATGAGCGCCACCAGATACGCACTGATGATGCTGCGCCACGCCAAGGTGCCCGCAGTGACGACCGCCCCCCGAATCCCCACCTTCAATTCCACAGACCCCAGCACCGGAATGCTGGGCTGACCCACAAGGAGCACCGCTATGACCGGACAAGTAATCGAGGTAGGCGAAGCGCTGAACATCACAGCGACAAACTCCACGCTCAAGGACGTGATGCTCATGGGCCTGTTTGTGAGCCAGAACAGCACCGGCACCATCAAGGTGGCCGATGCCTCGAAGACCATCGCCAACACGTTCACCCCGCTGCCGGGCCAGTACTACCCGCTGCCTTGCCGAACCACTGGCGCCGTGACGGTGACGATCACCGGCACGATGGACGTTACGGTTTTCTACCGCAACTGAGATGCTGCTGACCTGGGCGTCATCGCAGGGCCGGCCCTCGCTGGTCTTGAACTTCCTGCAGGAGATTGCGGACAGCCGCATCACCTACAGCGGCGGCGCAAACGGTACGCGCGTCAACTCGAGCGGCAACATTGTTGCGGCGACGACACCGAGGTTTGATTACGACCCGGTAACGCTGGCGGCAAAGGGGCTGCTGGTGGAGGAGGCGCGGACGAACAGCCTGCGTAACAACAGCATGACCGGCGTTGCATCTGGTTCACCCGGAACGCCGCCGACCAACTGGTCAACAACTTCTACAGGCGGCGTTGTCACAAGAACAATTGTTGGTTCTGGCTCAGAGAACGGCATTGCCTACGTTGATATTCGCTATCAATTTTCTGCAGCTGGAAATGCAAACGTTGCTTTCGAGCAAGACACGCAAATCGCGGCAGCAGTCGGAAACACATGGACGAATTCGTCTTATGTGAAGCTCGCGGGCGGTAGTTTGACAAACTTGTCTCTGAGTTTTGGCATCAACGAGCTGAATGGAGTTGGGGGATTCCTGACGAATAGTTCAGTTGCCATCACCCCCACTACTGCGGACCTGATAACTCAGCGCGTAGCCCACACAAGAACGCTGACAAATGCGTCAACAGCCTATGTAAGCCCATTCATTTTTTTTAACGCCAGCGCTGCCGCAGACATAACCTTGCGCATCGGCTACCCGCAGATGGAGCTTGGCGCATTTGCTACGAGCGTTATCCCCACCACAAGCGCAAGCGTAACCCGCACTGCTGACAGCGCAGTAATGACCGGAACGAACTTTTCGAGCTGGTACAACCAGAGCGAGGGGACATTTGTTGTGGCTGGCGACT